TTTGAACCGGCCATATTCATTGATACTTATGTAGATTTTATGTCTTTATCTAATTTTTCTAATTCACTTTCTGGTTTATCCTCTTTACCTTTCAAAAGAGATTCTATATCGCCTTTTAAATCAAATACAGTTTTATCACCTTCACCATTCATAGCTTTTTTTATTTGTTCATCATCAAGCACTTTTTTGAGTGCTTCATCTCCTTCCTCTTTACTGTCGAAATAAATTGGAGCATTTCCTGCGCCTAATTCTATAGCATATTGAGCACCATCAGTCATATTTCCATCATTATCATAATTTGGAGCTGCATGAAATCCTACATAGTTATCGGGATCGTCATCTTTACCAATCAAATTATGAATCTCTCCACCGTGGTTTGCCTCTTCTGAACCAACTGTTAGTCCTCTATCCTTTGCAATGCTATTCAACTCATTTTCAATTTTTTCATTTTCTTTTTCTGATGCATTTTTTTCGTCATCTTCATCATCAGCATCAAATCTCGCATCTCTATCCATATCGTCAGCATCATCATCACCGTCTCTATCGAAATCACCACCACCTAATTTACCACCAGAATCCTTTTCACTATCATCACCACCATCGCCCTGCATCTTATCATATGATATCTTAGCTGGATGATCTTTAGGCATAGTTTTAGCAGAACCGGCTTTCATTTCACCAGGCTCACCATCTTTGGTTTTATATTTAATGATTTTTTCATCATCTACATCAGCTTCATTGATAAACTCCATCATCATTCTTTTGTAGGATTTTAGTATTTTCATTAGTCTTTCTCCATCATAATTTCGGTTCTGAGACTTTCCAATTGTTCTATCCATTGGCCAAGTCTCCTTATCATGTAATTCTTATCCACTTCTTTTTTCTGTATCTCTATCTGCCATCGTTTTAACAATGTAGAAATACTAAAAAGTGTGTCCATATAGGACTTCTTTTTATCTTCAAACGGCATAGTGACCTCGGTTACTGTAACTGACCTACTTTATTCGCTAGTTTAACTAACCTCTCACTTATTTTATTTAAAGCCTTGTGTGTATTTTTCCAATATGACTGTGAATTAACTTTTAATTCATTTTTTAACTTAACGTTCATCTTAACAAGTCCTTCTAAATGCTGTAAACCATCACGCACCTCTCTCATTGAACGACCAATTTTTTGCTTTGGAGTCATTGACTCATCATTTCTGTAGTTGTGATACTTGCCTTCCTTAACTACATCATATCCTGTAGAATTGGTGGAAATTTTCTTTTTCTTTTTCTTACCTTTAGCAGATTTGCCAGTAAATGCATATGGTGTCTGATAACCTGGCGTAGCAGCAGAGGTGCTAGCCTCACCAAGCTCTTTTTTGATTAACTCTCTGATAATTTCTTTGAGTTTATCCATTTTAGACATTCTTTAGCTCCTTAACTAACTCATAATATCTCATAAGGGTAACCACCTGTTTATCTTCGACTATTCTACCTTTCATTAGCGTATCTGCTTGATTAACAGCTTCATTAAGCTTAATCTTAGTGATTTTATCGTCAACTGTAGGTAGAATTGATTGGAGTTTTTTCTTTACCTTTACAGTTTCAGTTTCTATGAATTCTTTAAGAGAATTAGTGTTAGAAATGTTGTTTATGTATTCTTTTAGGAGCTTTTTCTGTTCACCGCTCAAAGAATTATACTTTTTATTAAATTTTTCGACTAAGATGCCATAAGCAAGCAATCTTAAATCTTTTTCTTGCTTTCTATACCCTTCAACAAGCTCTTTCTCTTTTACTTTAGTAGAAATATTCTTTCTTGTGATGTGTTCTACAATGGTAAAACGATTTTGTGTTTTAATAGTTGGTTTGTCGGAATTGTTATTTTCAAATAATTTATAGATGGAAGCACTTACCTTATAATTTGATATTCTAGCCATAAAAAAATCATTTACTTCGTAATTCTTTTTTATTTCTTTGATTAAATTATACTTTTCTCTTCTCAGAGATGCGCTATTCAACTTTTGATGTGCTGTTACTACAGCGTCAACTAAATGATTAGCCTTTGATTCTGATTTATAGTTTTCAGTAGTTAATACCTTATACAAATCATACTCTTTTCCTAATTGAGTATTCTTATTAAAAAAAGTTTTTAAAATATTAGCAGCCTCTGCGTTTTTATTATTATTTAATACATCTACAGTTATCTGACGTGTTAATAATTCAAACAATATACCTGTGTTTCGTATTTTCGAGTGCTTTGTCTGTGAACTCATATTAAACTCCAATTTATACAATTCTTCATATATAAATATACGATTAATTAATTTTTATCATTATTAAGTGAAGAAACTTCTTCCTTATATTCCTCTTCCACTTCATTTGATTCGTATAATAGTGACTTAGCGCCATTACCTAAATGTTTGTATAGACTTTCATAGTGAGCCTTAGCAACACCACCAAAAGCCATCTTTTTATCATGTGCTCCTAACGGATCTCTTCCTCTCGCACCGCTATCCTTACCATACTTATTAGCTTCTTTAGGACGACCAGCACCTTCAAATCCACCTTCCGGCGCACCACCATTATTATCCAACTCATGACCTGTTCTTCCAGCAGCCATATCCGATGGAGTGCCTGTCGCTTCACCACTTTTAGCAGGATCGTTACCTTCTGCCTCTATTTGTGAACGCCTAAACTTAGTTTTATAGTCAAAAATAATCTGCTCATCATTTTTCTTAATATCTTCATCAGAAAAACTGAATATATTTTTGTAAATCCATTCGGAAGATACCAATCCATCTTGTAACATAGATGAAGCAAGAGATGTTTTACTACTCCATAATTCTACTTTCTCTTGTTCATATATCGTAGATGGATTTGTTAAACCTAAATCAAAATTTACCAGCTCTTGATCTCTAAATCCCTGTGCATATAGATGAACTACAGCAATCTTTGTTAATTCACTAACAACTATTCTCTGTATTCTTTCGATTGTTCTAGCAAACCTAACATCTTCAGCGGCCAATGTAGCTTTAGAACCTAATCCTTCCTCATATCCTAAGAAAGCCTTTGGCACCCTTAAAGATGCAAGTAATCTATTCTTTAGATATTCAATATCATCAACAGCCTCATAGGTTAAACCAGCCATATTTTCAATATTAGTCCCACTATCTCCACCACGAACTGGCAAAAAGAAATCCTCTGTTAAGTTCTGTATATTGTATCTAAGGTTATAGTCACCTGTTTTTTCATCGATAACAGGAGCCTTCTTCATCTTATTTATTACCTGTTGCATATAGTTATCAACTTCTGCAGGTGGTATATTTCCTATATCTAATTTGAATACTCTTTTTTCAGGAGCTCTCATAATTCTATGAATCAACATAGCATCTTCCATAAGAGTTAATTGTTTCCAAACCTTTCTTCCAGCTTCTAACATAGAACGACCATAAGGAACATAGTTAGAATCTGATAATAGACGAAAATGTGCAACTTCGTAGTTTTCAAGTGTTTGAGCTTCTTGCTTTTGCATTGAATGTCTTGCACTATCTCCCTGAGGAGTTAGCATAAACTGAACCATTTGTGGGTTTTTTATATCATGTCCTTCCAATCTAGCCACATCATATGCAGAAATGGGAGTCACATTTGTAACACCATACTTATCAGAAACCTCTAGCTGTAAAAAGAAATCTCCGTATTTGGTCATATTACGAATCCAAGGCCATAGATTAAATTCTATATTTAGAACATCGTAGAATAAGTTGTGCAATACATCGTAAACCTGAGCATTATCTGTTTTTATATCTAATACCTTACCATACTCATTTTTCATTGTTGATTCATCGGAGTAGATATCCAAAGCAGAAGCAACTATTGAATCAGAATCCATTGATTCATAATCTTTGAATAATCCTAATCGTAATTGCTGAGAATATAATTGATCGCTGTAACCACCCTGCATCATATTTGAATACAATTTTTGATATCTATCAACCAAATTAGTTTGAGCATTTGATTGTAATTGTCCTGTATCAACTATTTTTAGTTTTTTACCGCCGATATTTCTTACTATTGTATTAGTAGAAAATAATCGTTTTAGTCTTGAAAATATGTCTTTATCAGCCATAATATTATCCTTATTTAATTAACCAATCTAAGTTTTCTTTTTCACCATTGGGTCCTATTTCCATTTCCCAACTATTAGTTTCAGTTGATGGTTTTGACGGCATCATCTGAGAAGAAACACCGCTTAAAGTTCTCCTCTGTAAATCTATTCCTTCATTTCTAAGTCTTAATGCTGTGTCTCTAATCCAAAGGGTTAGAGCAAAGCTCATTACCAAGTCATCATTGTAACCCTGCATAGCTTCGGCTTTATTATTGTTATATATAAATACAAAAAGTTCTTCTATTAATCTGTAAGAACGAACAATTACTGTCTTTTCTCTAAAATATTCTTCTAACTTAGCAATAACCAATGGTCTTGTCTTAGATGTCATACTAAATCCAGCTACCATATTACGATCTTGACTTCTATATCTATTGTTTATTTGATGCTCTGTATCCACATACTTTAAATCTTTACTCATATAAAATAAATTTTCGTAACCTCTGTCAATACATTGTTGTAGTGTAGCCCAGCCTATATTGTTATTTTCAACTACTAATAATGCATTATTATATTCAGTAGCAGTATTTACCAATAAATTACCAAAGTCTTTTGTTGATATCTTACCTTTATATTCAGCAACTTGTTCCATAGTCTCTACTTCCATAATATGAAATGCAGAAAAATCTGAACCATCACCCCTACTAACATCAGCACATAGTATATAATCCTTTGTATAGTTTGCTGGTTGCCACACCCAAAGACAGCTATCTATACCTCTTTTCTCCAATGGATCTTGCGCATGGACTTGTTTGTATTCTTCTAATATAACACCATCAACGACAGTTTGTCCAGAAGTTAGAAAGTCACAATCACATTCTTGAGCAGCTAAAGAAGGACCTAAGAGTCTGTCTTGTTCCAGTCTCCACTCATCATCTCTTTCGGGATGTAAATTCCAATGAAGTTTAATTGTATTCCAATCATTTGAACCATCTTCTGCACCAACCCAAGTCTTATGAAACCAATTACCAATACCATTTGGTGTAGATAGTGCAATACATTGTCCACCAGTAGATAGTGTCTGTGAAGCAGCAGCCCATATCGGTTCAATCTTATCAATGA